TATGCATACATTTTATCATTAAAATAAATTCTTAACATTTGTGCTTTAGTTTCTTCAAAATAAATATCTTTTCTATCTAAAAACTTTTTTACATCCTCTAAAGATTCTTTAGTACTGTGTTTAAAAATTACTTCTCCTTTAGAGTTAACTCTATTAAATTTCCAATTATATCCTTTAATGTGTCTCACTCCAATTTCCTCCTAGCTTGTACTCGCCAGTCAAAGCACATCTCATGCCTAACTGCTTTCCTGCTTCTTCAATACATTCAACACCCATAAGACCAGTAAATTCTGCTACATCTTCTTTAACTTGCATCTGCCATTCATCATGAATATTAGCAACAAACTTAGCATCAAGTGTATTTAATTTTATTTTATTATCAAAGATACACATAGCTTTCTTCATGGCTATCGCACCCCCACCTTGTAGTAAAGTATTTAGAGCAGCATGTTCATGCCTAACATAAATCTTTCTACCATCTAAACCTTTTAAGAATCCTCTTCTCGAAGCTTCTCTAACTCTGTTCGTAAGAGTTTCAAGTGATGGCAAGTTGGTAAGAAAACGTTTTCGAAGTCGCTTACCATCTTCTCTTTTTCCTCCAACCACTGTTCCAAGCTTTTCATCTCCAGCTCCGTAGATAAGTGCATAGATGAAAGTTTTTGCTTTATCTCTTGATTCAAGTCCTGCAAGTTCCTGATTTGTTTTGTGTATATCGCCATTAATAACCTCGTCAATATATTCTTCGTCATTCATGTAGTGAGCTAACATTCTAAGTTCTAAGCCACTAGCATCAATACCTAATAGTTTATAACCTTCTGGCACAATCCAACAAGCACGACAGTCTTCTCCATACGGACTATAAACTCCGGGAATCTGAGCCATGTTAGGATTTCTATGAGTCATCCTGCCAGTAATTGTACCGTTAGGTATTACTTTACCATGCACTCTTTCACCTTGTAGTTCATCTATCCATGAGGAGATTTGAGCTATACGCTTTTGTAATAATAAAAACTCGGCAATGAGCCGAGCTTCTTGGATGTGTTCTATCTTTTTAAGTGTACCTTCATCAACTATAGGTTGACCCGTAGGTGTAAATCTTTCAGGCTTCCACCCAAAGTCTACTAAGTATTCGCCAATCTGTTTTCGACTACCAAGATTAAACTCTTGTAGTTTCCTTCTCATAAATGGGTCATAGTTTTTAGTGGTCAAACACTTTTCATATTCTTCATCGGTCATACCACGTTTAGATAACGTGCCATCTTTCTTTATGTAAGGGGTAACAAGTTTATCATCTACCCACTTAGGTTTAAATGTTCGTTGTACTTCATTTTCTACTTCTAGCATTCTAGATTTTAATTGTGCTAAAAGCATAGTGGCTTTTTGTAAATCAAATAGAAACCCAGTCTTTTCTTGTTGATTCATTATTTCAGCAACTTGAGTTTCTAATTCAATACTTTCCTGACTAAACCCCACTCCTTCTTTAAGTAAAGCATAATAAACTTTTTCATTAAGTAATACGTCTTGCTCACAATACTCTAACATCTGTGGTGTATAGCTATCAAAGTCATCAGGTTGTTCTTGTTTGTGAAAGTTAATTCTGTACCCCCAAGTTTTTAAGCTGTGCCCGTTCTCTCTAACGGGTTGAAATAATCTAGACATAACTAAAGTATCAACGACTTTAGCATTTAATTTAACATCAAGTATTTTTTCTATTACAGGAATGTCATAGCCAATAATATTATGTCCAATCAAAACATCAGCACTTTGTAAATACTCAACCCCATCAAGTAATTGATTAGGATTAAAAGTACGGCAAGTACCTTCATCTAAATCTTTGGCAACAATACACCAAATCTTAGTGGGATTTAATCCATCTGCTTCAATATCAAAAACCAATTTCTTCATTGTCAAATGTGTCCTCCGCATCTACTTCAAATAATCTACCAGTCTCAGGATTATACTGTAAGGCACAAGCTAATCCAGTATCTCCAGTGTATCTAGACTTCAATACTCTAACCTTAGTAGTATTAGCTTCTTTAGGGTCAGTAGCTTGTTGATTTCTTTCTAAAGCAATAACACAATCAGAAAGCTGTGCTATGCCTTGTGAACCTTTAAGATGACTCAATGATACAGTCACACCTTTTTCGTGCCCCCTGTCGCCTGTAGCTCGTCTTAAATGCGATACTAGAATCAAGCCGACATTAGTTTCTTCAACTAAACTACGCAGTCTATTCATTAAGTTATCAATACCCCTTCGTTCATCGCCTTCGGTTAAGACATTGACAAGCATATGCAAGTGGTCAACCACGACCCATTTACACTCGCAACCTACAATCATGTATCGTAGTTTCGCAAATATCTCATCAATGTCTGTCGCACCCAAATGTGAATGAATGAATACTCTGTTCTTCTGTATTACCTTATCGAACAAAGCATTTAAATCTTCTTCGGAATAACTATCTCGTTTCTCATTGAGATACAATCTATCGTTTGCTTCAATGGATATTAAACCATCTGCAGTTCTGAGCCAGTTCTCTTCAAGAGCAATGATACCTACATTATCTTTAGTAGTTTTAATTAGCCAATGCTCAAGCTCTCTAGTTACGGAAGACTTACCGAGTCCAGTTCCACCAGTCAGAGTTACTAACTCGCCTCGTCTTAATCCATATAGTTTTTTATTAAGACCTTCCCAAGGATAAGCAATACTTTCTTTTACTTCTCTATTTAGCCAGTTATCTTTTTGACCAGACAATTCCATAATACCTGATGGTGTATAAGTCTTAGCTTCCCACCAAGCTTTAGTAAAGCCTTGAAATTCTTTTTGTTTGAGCATGTCATTAGCATCTTTATAGCCATTGGGTAAAGTCATTATCTTTACCTTACCGGGTTTTAAGACACGAGCAACATTTCGTGAAGCTTCTCTACCTGCCTTGTCATTATCAAAACAAAGCACAACATTATCAAAGCTTTCAACAAACTCTATGCTTTCTCTAATATCTTTTACTGCACCCGCAGCACCTCGTTTAAGAGATACGACTGCCCACTTACCTTGAAAGAGTTCGTCTACTGCCATAGCATCACATTCTCCTTCAGTAATAGTTAAGTATTTACCGCCAGTATTTCTGTATAACTGTTCGCCAAATAATCCAGTGCCTTCAAATGTACCTTTGGTCGCAAAGTTTTTATCCGCAACAAATCTTGTTTTAGTTATGGCTACTTCATTGCCATTAAAGTATGGGTATATATGTTGCGTTATATCTCCGTTTCTATTTTTGATAACACGAACTCCAAACTTCTTAGCTGTCTGTTCAGATATACCTCTGTCTGTAAGTTCTCCATAGATTCCAGTATAGGATTCTAAAAATGTATTGGTTGGTTTCTGTGTTGTTTCCACTATTCTGCCCTCACTTGCAGTTTCATAATCGGTAAAAAATGTTGAACAACTAAAGCAATAAGCCGAGTTGTCTGCATTGATTGATACGGGGTCAGAGCCACCGCACTTAGGACAAGGTTGCCTATGCTTTACGAATTTACTTTTGTCTTGATTCAATTCTATCTCCATAAGATAGCTAGACTAGGGATAAATATAGAGGTTAAAAAACCTAGTCTAGCTAAAATTGTTATTAACTGTCTTGTGCTTCAGTATCTGTTGGTACTTCTTTTGTTTCAGATTCCTCTACCTTAACACCAGACTTATCAGCATTAATTACCTCTACAATTCTAGTAGAGAAATAATTAATAGCACCTTGAGTTTCTTCAAGGTCTAAAGTCTGTGCAGCTTTCTTTTGATTTAGCCTTTGCAATCTGCCAAAGATTTGTTGACCCTCTTCAGGTAAATCTTCAACATAAACATCAACACCATCAATGGTAATGTAAGGTCTTTGTTCTTCCATTAGAACTCCTCGCCATCAGCTAATAGTTCAGCACCATCAGCATTCTTATATTCAACAAGGTCTACAACTTGTACAGCTTGTAAGTCAAGTCCTATATAAGGACCAAATTTACCCTCACCACTATACTCATTGTATTGAACTCTAACCCTAGAGCCATTACCAACAGCAACATTTATTTCTTGCTTGTCCTTATCTAAAAGTCTAGGTGCAGGTCTGGTTATTCCATTAGGACCATGTACCTTTCTTTTGATAACTAAAGCAGGACCTTCATCATGCTGTTTTACTTTATGACCTCTTGCAGCAAAGTCATTAGCAGTAGTCTCATCAACAATTAAGTCAACAGTATATACTGGTTCAAACTTTGTGTTTGGGGTCGTTATACTTGCCCATTTTACTGAGCCTTCTAATATAGCCATAGTGTATTACCTCCGTTCAGCTTATTAAAATTCTGTGAGAGTTTTGAGCCAACTACTCTCCGAGTTGTGGATAGTACCAAATCAAGCAACTTAAATGGAGATAGAGAGGGCTTCTTGATTACTCGTTCTTTTAATCTACCATTTTTCTGTATCATCTACAATTCCTTTTTCGTAATTAAACTTTCTACTTATTTGGTATGGGTTTCGCCCTGTACCAACATACTCAAACTTAGAATATACCATACTTGGTGCAACGTGGTCAAGGTATCTAATGACATAGCCATTAAGTTTTTCGGCAAATGCCTCAACCTCTTCGTAAGTGCCATAAACATAATGCATGACATCATGGTCATCAAGCACTACTGCTTTTTCTATCATCTACCTTGCCCTCGATATTTAGCTTTCTGTTGTAGTCTTTTATGTTTGTTCATGTGCTTCGTAGATTTTTTAATCTTCCTGCCACGACCTGCCATGCCCTGAGAAGTTGCCTTTTTGACATGCTTAATTAAGACTGTTTCTTTTCTCTGTGCCATCTAATCTGTATAGTTCCTCAATGATTAAGTGTTCGTCTTTGATGTTACCTCTAGCTTCTTTAAGAGCTATCAAGTCACCATCAAAAGTAAATGATTCGTCTGTCTCTTTATTGACGACAGAAATAATATCTGTCACTCCTGCCATAGAAACAAGATTATCAAATGCTTCTAACGTAGAGTAAGCAAAAGTTTTTATTTCATCTTCTTGATTGTCTATGACAACCTTACATATATATTCATACATTTAGTACCTCTTTTAGTTTTGTATAAGTTTTAATTTCGGGATATTTTTTTA